GAATGTTGTATGGGCCGTTTGTGAATCTTTCAGCGTACATGATAGAACTGTAAAGAGTCGCAGTGTTAAGTCCAAGAACACCATTAGAAGTTGCACTTAATGAAGGAGTTGTTACAAACTCATCTGCATTAGGAACATCGAATACGGTGTAAACATTAGATTCAAGAGTTGTGTTACCAGCACCAGCAGAAACGTAGAGGATGTCACCAGCTCTAAGTCCGTGGTTAGCAAACGCAATCTTACCAAAACTGAATGTGACTGATGGGTCAGTCGCAACCTGTATGTTATCTACAAGTGGTTTGTCTAGGTAAATTGTTCGATACGCTCGGTCAATACCTATGATCTTCGTTCCAGTTGCAACCCCAGCGTTACCAGCAACGAATTGTCCAAGTGTTAGATCATCGATACTAACTTGTGGGTCAATTGTGAGGTAAGAGTTACCAACAACACCGATAGTTGGGTCAGTGTTATTACCTTTGGTTACTGTGGTTCCAATACCAACACTTGCACCGTGTACAACACCCTGTACTGCAACAGGCATGTTATTTGCACGAGTCACATAGTAACCGTAGATGTTACCAGCAGGACCTGTGAAAGTGAAAGTTTGTTCTGGATATGTAGCAGTTGTACCACTACCAACGTTCTTAATTACCCATCTAGATCCGTTTAACAGAATACCATACTGCTGGTTATAATCCTGATCTCCTCTGTTGTTTACACAGACTGGATAACCAGTGTTTGCAGTAGTACCGTAACCGTTAACGTTTCCGTCAATATAGGGTTCAAAGTACGCAGTTGCAGACGGAACATCTCCCTCGGCAGGAGTTGTGTTACTTGTGAAAAGTTTTAACACAAGATTTCGCGGTGATGTATCTTCTAAATCTGCGACAAAGTTATTCTGAGCGATCAGATAACGTAGCGACTCAATTTCACCAATATTAGGAACGAGTAATGCCATTGAAAAACTACCTCTAGGGGTCTAGTTGAACTAAGAACTATCTTTATTTATAATTTTAATTTTAGAGAGATTAGTATCCTTCTAATATTGTTCACGCTTATCACGTTGAAACGGAGAATATCTCCCGCTACAATCGTGGATGTCCAATTATTTAGGACATCATCAAAGTATTTATCAGTATTAGTAAGTTGAACTCTATTTCCGCCAGTCATGGTAGAAAAATTAGGATAATCAGCGAAAGTTGTTTTCTCTATTTCAAATGTAATATCACCAGTCTGATCAGATAAAACTCTGATCTGTTCTATTACACCAGTGACATCTATGGTTAACTTACCTTTGTCTCCAGTTTGCATTGGGAGACTTCCACTATCTATGACATAGTTGACAGTTCGTGTCAAATCTGCAGCTGCAGCTAAAGCAATAATAACTATGTCATCTGAGTTTGCTGGAGCAGTTGTAAACACAATCTGATCCCCAGATATATTGTAATCGTTTGATGGATCTAAGAAAAGACCATTTTTAGTTACAATAAGTTGTTGGTTGTTGTTAGGAGAGTAGGGTGCTCCTTGATCATTTAATGAAAATGTAGTTTCAGACCCATCTTGTGCTGGAGTCTTTCCTATCAATATGTTCCCATACTGAATAGACTTAGAGGGAATCTCATAGTCTACACCGACATTGTATCTGCCAGGTTCGTTAAGGGTTACTAAGTAATCTGCCATTATGTTACGCCTGGAATTACGAGAACATTTCCTTGTATGGGTCTGGTCTTATATGCATTGGGTGATGTCAAAACCAGATCATACACATATCTTCCTCCTTCTATTGTAGATGTGATGGTCGATGCCAACGCTACTTTTATCTGTCCATTGACTCTATTAGGAAATGACACAACAAAAGAATTGAACTTTGTTGCCTCTGGATGTTTCTTTATTTTAGCTTCTCCAGTGTATCCAGTTAAGTTTAAAGAACTTGAATCTTCATTTCTGACAGTGAAAGTTGCTTCAAAATCTACACCTTGATCTAAAACTAAATTGATGTTCCTAGCTGTCATCTTTCAAGAGGGAGTTTTAGTTATTTATCTAATTTACTTAAAATTAGCTTCATCATATCCTTGAGTTCATCAACATCATCCTTTAGTTTATCCATTTCACTTACCTCTCTCATTTTATTTTCTTTCATTTTGAGGTAATTATTGTATGCAGTATCATTACAATTCAATATCGCACCACTCTCTTCATCTCTATAAAGAGAATTACTGTCTTTCACTTTTACTTTTTTCATTAGATAGATGCGATAGCTCTTAGGTCACGAATCTTAGGAACATAAGCAAAGTTAGTTCCTGACATGATAATTTTAATCTGGAATCCGTTGAACTGCGGTAGATCTTTTATATTGAACTCATACTCCTTGTAGTCTTGGTCTGTTTGAGATGCTAAGATTCTTCTGTCTGGTTTACCATTGTTTTTAGCTGGATCTATTATGACACCATTAGCATCTAGGTTGTCGAAGCCAGGGAATAGTTCAAATAATTGATATTGTGGTGGAGCATCAATTCTGAATACTCTATACAATACCCTAATATCATTAGTGGAGTGTCTATAAGCATCAAACATGACTTTCAAACCATCTGCAGCCTTCTCAAGAGATACTACTTTAGAAAGATAGATTGCTGCACTTGGATCAGCGTCAAGAGAATTAACTCTAGAATCTGTGGCATAATCTGTAATTTTAGAGTTAAGTCTGTCCATAACAGTGACCATATTAACTCTATCCAAGTCAATCATAGGACTGACTTTTGTATCTTGTGTGGTTAGGAAAGCTTGTAGTGTGAATGATTTTCTGCCAGGGAAGTCAACCAACTTATCTAATTCATTTGTTTTAGATGCAATAATTCTAGGAGTGGATAGAACATTATTGCTGTTTAATGATATACTCTCAAATCCCTGATCTACGAATCCACTTAGGTTTCCGTCAGGACTGTTACCACTAAATGTTCTCATTCTACCTGATATATCTGTTCCATCAGGGAGTAGAGTAGCAACATTAGGTCTGACAATATTGAACGCAATATTCTGTGTCGCCATTGGCCCATATGGTGTTCCAACCTGTACATACTGTTGATCATAACTACCACCAGACTTAGTTTCTCTAAAGAATAATTCTGGTAATCCACTAGCATTTCCAGTTGATCTGTCTAGTCCACGACTAGAAATACCAACCTTCAACCAGTAGTGGTCTACGTCAACTGGATACTTAGAAGTGTCTGTATCAGACATTTTATGAGATGTGTTAATTCTTCTCAAAGATACACTATTCATTTCATACTTGAATATCTTATCATTGATGTTGTAATCACCCGCTTTGGTTTCATCCATAGATCTTGTGATATTATTCAATGATGAAGATGAGGTGGTCACACCAGTGTATCTAATAATTTCATTTCCAAGTTTTGCATAGCCTGGGTTTGAAGTATTAACTTCTGCACCCTCAAAGGAAGTAAATATACCAACAGCTGTTACTGTGATATCACTTGTGCTTGAAGAATCTAATGTAGCAGTCAATTTCTCAGGTTTTACATCAGGTTCTACTCCAGAAAGAATGACCTTATCTAATGGAGAGTACATACCATGATTATTATGTCTCACACGGAAATGTAATCCATCATTGATATCATTGAGGTATCTAATAGCTCCACCACTTACAACACTTGTTCCGCCACCACCGACATACACGATAGCAGATGATGAGTCAACTTTAGGTTTACCCTGAATGTTGTTCAGGACTAATGTATTGAAGGCACTTATAATACCAACATTATTAGGAATACTTAATTCAAGATTCTTACCAAAACCACCAGTGTTTGTTGCAGATACTGTAAGCACATCACCAGCTGCATATCCAGTTCCACCAATAGCGACTGTTGCTGCAACACCTACTCCACCATTTACAGTTAAGTTTACAGTTGCACCATTTCCTCTTCCAAATTTTGATACTAGAGGTATATTAGAGTAAACAACAGATGTCGTAGCAAATCCAGTGCCAGCATCTGTGATTGTTAGATTACTACCAATACCAATAGCACCTAAAAGTTTATTCAAGTTTGCACTGAAGTTTGGATTTGATTCTTGATATATTGTTGTTCCTTCTGTCAAACCAGTCTGTTCAGCAGTTGTCAAACTTTTTGCCAATCCTACAACAGCGTTGTATGAAACCATATCAATTGGATTAGGAACAAGAGAAACAATCTGTCTATTTCCAATATCTAAATCTGGGTTATAGAAATTGACACTACCAGAATTTGCAGTAAATTCAGCTCTGTACAGATTGAATTTCAAGTCTTCTAACTGACTAGGATCCCATGTGGCACCGTTCTGTGATTTGAATAGTGAACCAAGTAGTGGCTGTTGAGATACAATAACCTTTTCAGAATCTGCAGCATTGACTGTAGTGATGTCTTCTTCACCCATCCTAGAGATGTAAACAAAGTATTCATTAGATGCAGAGAGAAGAACAAGAGCGAACTCTCCTCCACCTTCACAATAAACAGGTGATGGGAATGTAAATGTTGTTGCCTTAGATCCATCATCAGATAATACAACTTCATCGGGGTCAAGAATACACTCACCGAATGGTAATATCTCTTGTGTAGGTAAACCAGTTTGCAGTGTTCTTACTTGAAGTGTAACAGGCAATTCATTTGTATCCTTCGCTGAGAAGTAAACATCACATTTAGTTAGATAAACACCATTGATATCAGGAACTTCAAATGACTGTGCAAGAGGGTCAACCCATCTTGTTTGACGAGTTGTTCTCTGGTTAAATGAAGTTGATACTACTTCCCTTGTATCTGTGCTTGATATTTGTCTAGAATCAGACTGTGGTATTCTTTGAACATCTGCGTTTCTTGTTCTAAGAGTAGATGCCTCAACTGTCTGTAAAGTTCCAGAAGCAGTAAAGTTAGCTGAACCTTCACTATCTGTGAATCCAGAAATAGTTTGGTTAGTAGAACTAGATGATAATGTAAATGTCTTAGTACCAGTATTGAATGTTGGTGCTGAAGGAACAGTAGGATCTGGTAAAAATAGAGAACCTATAAGAACTCCCGCCTTATCTGTAATAAGTCTAATATTGGATACTGTTGCAATAGCACCACTGGATTGACCAATTAATTTCATTCCAGTAGTAATATATCCATAGAATCCAGATGCAGCTTGAAGTTCTAGAGATGCAGTATCAACATTCAGAATTGTAGTTGTTGATGAATATGTTGATGATATGGCAGAAGATGGTTCGTATGGATTCTGTTTGTATGTTTGTGATGGTGCATTATATGGGCCATACTTATGATTCTGATTGGCTAATCTAAATCTAATTGCGTCATTATTTGAGTTAGGACGACTTCCTTCCACAATCTCACCAGCACCAAATGTACCTGATACCATTGTAACTTCAACAAGTTTAGGCACAACAAATCTCGCCATGTCAATATTGTCGAAGAATGGATATAATCTTGTATTTGGTTTTAATCTTCTACAAACAAATTCAATGTTTCTAGATCTCATTGTAGCAACAACTTCTGTGTTGACTACCTTATCTCCAAGACTTGTTGTATCAAATCTTTCACCAACTCTAAATTGAATACCTTCTCTAGTTTGATTGCTTCTAGTAACTGTAGTCTCAGTTCTGAATACATCTCTTCTCTCTAAGAATTGTGTAGTTGTAGTGATAGGAATACCACCTCTACGAGGGCCTACAAATGGCCCACGTTTTTGGACTGTTCTACTAAGAACTTGTCTTGATACATCCATTCTTGTTTGAGGCCCTAAAGTAGAGCTTCTTCCAGTCCATGTAGTTTCCCAACCACCCCAATCAACAGGCGATAAACCAGTGTTACTATCAGCGCCAGTCATTCCCATCATTGAATTGAAACTACCTTCAATATCATATGTTGCAGTGGTTCTTCTAGTTTCAATCCATGTATCAGTTGCAGGGTTTAGTTCAACTTGTCCAATCCAGTTTACAACAGCAAATGGGTTTACGTTTACAATTCTAGTAGCAAATTTGTTTTCTAGGAAAATAGAGTCATCATAATTCAAACATACAACATCACCAACTCTTCTAACATTAGAATCACCTAAGTCGCCTGCAAATCTGTAGTCTGCTGATGGATTAGATGATGTGGCAGCACCAACTATAGCTTCTGATCCAAGTAGTAAATCAATGGAAGTTGTATAGTGTTGTGGTCTCAATCTTCCTTCAGTAGAGTCAATAGATGCCTTAAATGATCTATTTGTAACATCACCAGAAGTAACCGACTTAAAGTTGTCAACAAAGAATCCAGACTTAAATCTATCAAGGTTAGTCTGTGGATCACGAAGAGACATATTAGTTGTTTCTACTTCAAGTAGAGACAAAGATGTATAGTATTCAATATTCTTAACTCTATCCTCAATAGTAGCGATATCCTTCATTCGGAATCGTTTATGTTTAGCGATAGTTAATTTTACATCATCTGTGTTATAGACATAAGGTGGCATCTCAATAGTAGCCACTTCTAATGCATTGTCTATAGTGTTTGGTAGTTTTGGATAGACTGCTGGTGCTCCCTTTAATATTGAGAAAATACCCTCTTTACTTAAGAAAAGTTTGTCTATTCTGCCAAGATAGTAATCATATGAAATATTGAATGACTTATCCTGTGCAATAATATGTGATGTTGAGGATGTACCAGACTCAAATTGTCTAGCAAAGAACTCGCCAGGAGATCTACTTGCAACAGAACTAGTTACTCTTGGTCTTAAATCAATGATGTCAGAAGCATAAATTCCACCCACAGTAGGTAAACTGTTCTTATATAAACTAGAGTCATATGAATTTACAGTTACAAAGTCGCCTGGGTC